GAAAGATTCAACAGAAACAAGGTTCTTTGCGTGGCTTGTCGCGAAAGGCTGTTTGATGATTCTTGTAAGCCAGCCGATATTCCACATAGGAATAGAAGTCTGCTCAAGAAGACTATCGTGTACCTTTCCGTCTGCCGAAGGAGCGATAGCAGTCATAATGTACTGCTTCTTTGCAGGGTCATAACCCATCATAGGAATGAGCGAATCCTGTACCTTCTTTTTTGCAGTAGCCTCGTCCATACCGCTTTTGATGAACGAATCCATAGAGCGGTCAATGTAAGCCTTCGCACTGTCCGAGATTTTCATAACAACTGCGTCAGTAGGTTGGAATCCAGCAGGAAGAGCCTCTTTCGTACATTTGTTAGAATCTACGGCACAGAAAAGACCAGCGCTCTTAATGTCAGCCGACATCGGAGACATTTTTGAGTTGTCGATATGAATGGCGTTGATATGCTTTGAGATTGCAGGGAAGCGGTCAACGACCTCGTTCTCCATCTTAGCAATCAAGCCGTCATAAGTTCTTTTAGATTTACCCAACATAGCCTAAATCCTCCCTTAAACATTGGTTGTTGAAACTGATTCTTCTGTATCAGTAGCAACACCACAAGCAGTAATAGCCTGTGCCTTGATGTCATAGGCTGTGTTCTTTGTAAGACCTGTCAACTTGTAATCAACGAGGTAAGCGTCAGCAACTTCGTCATATACAGGTGTGAAAGTTCCTTCAACTGCTGTGTAATTAGCATCAGCGTGTGCTTTGTAGAACAACTGGATTGTTCCTTCAGTTCCGAGAGAAACTGAGAAAGGAATCTCAGTATTTGTGATACCATCATTGTCTACAGCGATTGTAGGTGTCGCGCCAGCAATGTCAGCAGTATTTGACTGAATTGCAGGAGTGATATAAACGGTAACAGAGCGGTCGTCTGGATTGATTTCAACTACACGACCAACGAAAATGTCTCCGCTGTTAGCGTAGATTGTGTTCTTCGGTGAGAAGTAAGCCTTACCTGTGGTTTTCGCAATCCAGAGGCAGTAGTTCTGGTAAACATAGTCAAAAAGTTCGACATCTTCATAAGATATTTTCGGACTTGCTGACATAAGAACATCGCCCTTTTTATAAACAACGAAACCTTCACGGCAGAGAAGTCCGTGCTGGAATCCGCTAATTTCATCATTCAGAGCAGGGTAGCCAGAGGCTACAGCAGGTTCACGAACCATAATACCGCCGAAAGCAGGAATAGCACCTGTCTCGGTAGGCTCGCCAGCGTAAACATTGTTGTTTTTCTTGGCGAGATTGAGGAAAACTCCGTTACCGAACTTCACAGTTCCAGCACTTTTTCCGTTAGGAGTAAGAAGTGCTGAGTAACCGATGGTATAAGAGTTCTCGTGCAACTTCAAGAGAGTGCCGTTGTGTGTAACATCACCCTTGTAGATTGCGTCATTGTGCATTGAAAGTGTTTTTCCATTCTGCAACATATTTATCTCCTATTTCTAGCAGAGGTTTCCCTCTGGACTATTCCAAAAACTCAGTGTAGTCTCTCTGGGCTACATAAGGAGTGTCTGTGTTTGAATCAATCACTCCGCCCTCAACCTTTGCTTTTCCGTCCTTGATACCAAGCGTGTCCTTGACCATCTGCGGAACGATTTCAGCAATGCTGTCCTTGACGATTTTTGCGATGTCCTCTTTTGTAAGAGGAGCAGAATCAATAGCCTTTCCGCTGTCAGTATTCCTTCCTTCATCGTCTTTCTTGCCCTTGTCAGAATCATCTGTCTTTGAAGGCTCATCGCCCTTTTTGCCAGAATCATCTGTCTTTGAAGGCTCATCGTCTTTCTTGTCAGAAGAATCAGAAGTTGCTACAGTGGAACCGCCCAATCCTTTAACTGCGTCAATGATTTCCTTGAGACTGTCTCCAGACAAAGAAACATACATACTGTCGAAAGTCTTTGTGAGTTCTTCCTCGTTCTCCAAAGCCTTCTCACGGTTGTCATAGCAATCACGAATCATATTGAGCATTGTGTCTTTCTGCGGACAATCTTTGAGGATTGCACAGGAATCAAACACTCCTTTGAGTTCGTTTGCCGACTCTTCTTCCGTTGAACCCTTGCTGTTTTTAAGAGCGGCGAAAACTTCCTTACCAAAAGTAAGGGCGGTTTTTGAATCCGTCTGTTTCTTACCAGCAAGCCAAGCCCAAATACCTGTTCTCATAGGTTTCATTCCTCCTATCAAACTATCTATCACGGCAACGCTTGAACCGCCTCGACCGCTCTGCGTTATTGCCAAATGATTTACTTCTGTAATCTCGTCAAGAAGAATATCATATCCAACCTCTTCTGGATTGTCTACGAAATGCTTCTTGCAAGTGTACCCCAGAGACACTTCCTTGTGCTTCTGGTAATACTCATACAAATCTTTGTCATAAAATGTAATGTCTGATTTAAGACCGATTTCTCCGTCAGCCTCACCGTCAAGAGCCTCTACCTCAACCTCTTTTCCTGTCGCTCCTCCAGCAAGTTCTTTCCAGTTGTCTGGAGTAACCCAATCACTAGGGTGTTCCTTGGTTACTGGAAGATTTCCGCAAAGTTTCTTTGCTTTTACAACGACATTCGCTGGACGGTATTCCTTGTACCATTCCTTTTCTTTAGGAGGCTTGTTGTCTTCCGTAATGAAAGAGGCGATTTCAGAATTATGATAATACTGAATACCGCTTCGGCAGAGAATAACATCTTTCTGCTCGATGTACGGCTGTGCATCTGAATCAGTTACTTTTTTGAAAACCTCAGTTCTTATCATATACCCTCATAATAAACCATTCTGAGTTTGAAGTCAAGTTGTTTCGTACTAAGATTGTCTTACTGCCTTTTCCTCAGCTTTTGACTTTTTCTCGCTTCTCTTTGAAGTTCCGAGCCTTGTCTTCTCGTGGGCTTTCTGCTCAAGCCTTGAGTAACCGCCTTCTTTCTTGTAGCTCAGAGCTTTTTCCCTGCTCTCTTCGGCAGGAGACTTTCCTTTGCTTCCCTCATTGCTTGAAGAACTCTTAGGCTTTGCAACTCCCTTTCCGTTAGGGTCAGAACCTTCGGAAGTTCTATTAGCATTAGCTTCTGTAGCTTCTACGGAAGCCCTCTGCATATCCATCTCCAACTTGAATTTTTCCTCGTCCTGCTTGTCTACCCTTTCCTGTATCTTTCTCAAGCGTTCAAGAATCTCACTTGAAGGAGCAAGGTCTGTAGAGACATTCTTTGAAGCCATCTCAAAAGCAATGTCAAGAGGTGTCTGAGCGGAAACAAGGTTGAACACATTCTCTGAGAAGAACTTTCCAATCTGGCTTCTCTCAACTGCGTTAGCAATAACAGGCTCGTCAAAATGAATCTTTGTGTAAGGGAGCGCCTTGATGATTCTATCATCGTTTCCAAGAGCGTCAATGACAAGAATCTTAGCAATCTGAGTGAACTGTCTCTCCACATCTTTGTGAATCATCTTGACTGCTTCCCACTGCTTGCTCTGGTTTCCTTCAGTGTCGTCTCCAGAAGAGAAATTACCTTTCTCAGAAGAAAAGAGCATAGGCTCTGGAATAGTACAGTCAGAGGCAAAATCCTGTCTCAAAAGACGAAGCAGTTCTGGAACTTGAGCGAAGTTTCTGTTAATGCTCTTTATGTCTCCGAGTACATCCATAGTAACAGGATTGTCAGCCGAAGCCTCACGAGTTCTGATTGTGTTCTGCTCAACAAGAGCGTCAAGAGCATTAGCACCTTCAGTAGCAAGAACTCCGTCCACATTAACGACACGAGCGAGAATACTCATCTGCTGAATCATAAGAGGAAGTGACTGAATCGCAACCTTATAGTTCATACCAGACTGCAAGTAACCGCAAAGGTCTGAGATACCCCAGCCTTGGTTAATCACTTGCCCCCAATACCCAGCCTGTTCAGCGGTCACTACCCTAGCACATCGGGCGTGGTAAACATCTGTTCCCAAGAACGGAACTGTGTAAACTTCTGGTCTGTAAAAATCCCTCTGAGTAGGATTATAAGGCGGAATGATGAATGTGTTCCAGCGGTCAAGTTTGACCATATAATCAATGCAGTTCTTTCCAAGAACTCCGAGTTTCAAAAGAGCATCAAGTTTCAGTCCCATAGTAACAGGGGTGTCACGCTTGAGCATAGGGAACACGATACCGCCACCGTAAACGAGCGAATCCCTAGTTGCGTCTGAAATCGTATGCTTGATGTCAAGAACATCAACTTTCTCGTTTATAATGTCAAGTTCTTTTGTGGTCAGTTTAGGATTCTCAATACGAAGACCATTGAGAAGAATTGACTTAGCTTTCTTGTTGATTACGGTCTCGAAAAGTCCTTTCTGAGAGTAAAGTGAGCTCGCTTCCCAAGGGGAGATATAGATGTTCGGAAAAGCGACATTCATTCTTGATGGGTCTACGCCGTTTCCCAAGTTCCAGCGAGGGTTGAAGATAGAATCACGGTTAGCCGTAGCGGTAGTCATCTGCTCACGGAGCTCTTGTGCAGTAACTTTCTTCTTTGTTCCGAGGCAGTCAATGATACCGCCCACAGCCCTAACCGCACGGTCATTCACATCTTTGAGGGAATCCAACTGTGTGATTCCTAATTTTTTTGAGTACGAAACAGTATCTTCCTTAATCGCTTTCTCAACCAAAGCTTGTGCTTCTTCAACGGCAGACAGTTTAGCGCCTTTGAAAACATTGCTGTCCTTAACGACTGTCTTTCCGTTGTTATACTTCGCAATGCTCATTCCAGAGCCGTTCAAAATCTGTCTTAACTCTTTATAGTTTACCATATTCCTATCCTACGCCTAAAACCTCTATAAATCAAGACGCTTCTTCCTCATCATCTGCATTGGCGTGTTTCTTCAACGGCAATCCCCTAAGATGATTAGCGTCAAGAAGCCGACCAGCAACCTCAAGCTCCATAGCGTCAGCACCCCTAGCCCTTCTCTTGTCATAGATGTAACGCAATGTGACATCATACAGAGGCTTGAGTTCACGACACCAAGACAAAAGATAGTGAACTACATATCCCATACAGTCATTCAAATGG